AGATGTCGCACCACTTGGCGATCCAATTCCGCTGGTCTATGCCAAGCGCGAGTTCTTGAACGGGCAGTGGTATGGCGGCGTGCGCATCAACACCCCGCTGCTCTGGAGTCAGATCTGGTCACTCGGCGGCAGTCAGATGCTGCGTGCGGTGTTTCTTGTTGGCGAAGGCAGTGTTGGCGCCATCCATCCGCACAGCTTTGCCATTGGTAACAACACGCTTGGCGCCTATTCATTTGACGGAAATCTGCAGCGCATCGCTATCTACAGCGTGCCAGATGGCGGTCGAATGGCCATCGGGAATTACCTTGCTGGATCGCAAAACGACATTGGCGCTCAAGGACAATACGCATCGGACATCTTCCAAGCTGAGATCAACCCCGGCAATCTGTCGCCGGTATTTTGTGGCGCGTATAAGCCAAGCACCTCCACCAGCTTTGGATTGTATTCCCCCATTGCAAACGGCCTCGGCTATCGCATCAATCCGCGCATCCGTCCTTTAAGGACTCTTCAGATTAGAAACGAAGAATACAAGGCTGATGATGACGCACAGGCCATAGCAGAAGCGTGGAAGTACAAATACTGCTACAGCAGCAAGGCTGGCATTATTTCCACCAGCAAAGGAAGCACGCCTGGCTCCATTGTTTCGCTTGATGTTGGTGACACGTTCACCTACATGCTTAGCTCCAAGTCGGACGGCGTGTTTAACAGTACAGTCAATCCAGCTATTGTCGTGAACTCATTAAATAGCGACAACGAGGTGGGGTCAATGGATGGCCAAGAAACACTGATTGCCGTGGGGCAATCTGTTGCGGGCAGGCAAAAGCAATACGACTCAGCGTTACAAGAAGGCGAACTGTATAAAGTCGGCTCTTGCTTAGCAGTACTCATTCAGCGCAGTCCAGTATTTATTAGCGAAGCGGATTATTCGCTTGAAGCGCTTACGGATACAAGCATCACTGAATTGCTTGATGATCCAAACGAGCGCGGTGAGAGCGCTTTTTACACCTTCCGCGTGGTGCGCTCTGGTGATGTTGGCGTGGTAGGGCAAGAGCTTGTCGATACACGCTTTTTTGATACCGTAGGCGAAAGCTCCATCCGTCCCGCAGAGGGTCCTGGGTCTGCAGCGGCTCAACCTTGGAATTTTCAAACGCCCGGCCTTGATTATGGCGCAGGTGAGATTGGGCGTCGCTATTACACTGCTTCAGCGTTCCCGCAGATTTTCCGCTGCGCTTTAGGTAGCGTCAGCATTAACCGTGAAACACAGTATTTTGAGCTAGGCATTCGCAGCACTGTTGCCATGCAGATTCAAGGCATGTGCAACTTTGCGGATGTACCGAACGATAAGAAAGAATTCACCGCTGCAGGCGCTGCCACTGCAATAACTCTTGTCCCAGGTGAATTTAATCCAACAAACGACGTGACTGGACTGGACAACGGTACTTTTAGCTCAGTACCTACTTACCCAGAAAGCACGTCTGGATCAGGGTTAAGGCTCGCGGCAGTTGTGTCAGGCGGAACTCTTACAAGTATTACTGTTGCCGAAGGTGGCAGTGGTTATGCGGTTAATGATGTGGTTGTTTTTTGGCTTGTTGAACCGGACTTTACGACGCGATTTATATACGCTCGCATTGATGCCATCGACACCACCGTCATGACGCCCACCACGGTTCCTGGCTACAAATCCGTCAACTGGAAAGCTGCCGATGGTTTAGCCGGGGAAAGCGTTTTTGACAATTTAGCAAACACGATATTTACTTCCGGCACTATTACAGCTCCCGAAAAGCGCTACAGCTTTTTCCGCATTGCTTTACGTTCGGATCCAGCAGATTCCGTTGAGTTTGCCAACATGGGCAACTACGTGTTTGCGGTGGCCGGAGCAAAAGAAACGCCATCTTTTAACTTCATCCGCTTTGCGATGAACGGCGATGCTAGCTGGGAAGTGCGTATCGAGCCTGTATCAAGCTGGGAAATTAGAAATGGGAGCTTTTCTCTTATTGAGCTGCGTTCGGATGGAAGCCTAATTGGTATTTCCTTCGCGCAAGGCAATGCCTACTTTAAAGGGCGCTATATCCAAGGTGCATCGTTTGACGAACTATTCGATATCCAAGGTTTACGCCCTAAGCAAGAAATTGGGCTTAGCTGGACTGAAGGCACCTACAGCTCAGCAACAGATGGCACGTACCTAGATCGCTATGCACGTGCTGCTGAGTTTTTCATGTATGACGAAATCACCACGTCTTGCTCTTCCGCCCCCGAGCACGAAATCGCTTATGTCAACGTCATCCAGCCCAATCCCTTCACGCCGCAATACGACAACCTGTGCCTGATCGGCGTGAACGTAAGGGCAAGCCGTGAGTGGTCGCAGTTCTCGCAACTCTCGGCTTACGTCACCGAAGGCAAGGAAGTGGAACGCCTGCTCGGGGGCTTCGGTGCAACGCACTTGTTCCCTGAAATCCTGTACGACTTCATGCTGAGCAAGCGCTACGGGCTCGGCAACGAGATCAGTGCTGAGCAGATTGACACTGCATCGTTCACGGCTGCCGCGCAATTCTGCCAAGACAACCGCTTCTTCTACGACGGCCCCAAGATCAACAACACCAACTGGCGGCAATGGGCGGCCGATACGGCCGCCACGCACTGCCTTCTGCTGATTGAGCGCGGCGGCATCTTCTACCTGGAGCAAGCCATCCCCGAGAAGCCCGAAATTCGCGGCCTGTTCACGGCGGGCAACTGCATCAGCATGAATCTGACGATGGCCGAAGCCGAACAGCGCCAGCCGATCTCCATGTCAGTCAAGTACAGGACAGAGCGCTACGGCGGCAATGCTCCCTCCGAAAGCGTTGATCCAGCCTACGGACTGTTCCCGGAGCCAAAAGAACGCATCGTGTATCACACGGACTGGGGCCAAGGTGTCACCGAAAGCCTTGACATATCCGAATACTGCACCAGTGAGCAGCACGCCTTAAAGGCCGCCCGATTCATCATTGGCGCTAGGCGGCTTGCTGATCACACCGTAAAAATCAGCACCACCTACGAAGCCCTAACCAGTTCAATCGCCCCTGGAGATTTCATCAAGGTGGCACTGGACTACACGCATTACAACCAGTTCATCAATGGTGCCGTTACGGGTGACGGCCAGCTTGTGTCGTCCACTGCATTGGCAGATGGAAGCTACGAAGTCGTTTACTGGACAGGCGACAAGGACGCCGAGGTAACCGAGGGTACTTTGATTGTTCGCAACAGCGGCACTACTGCCACGCCGACTGGTGTTGTGTTTACAGTCAAAACCTCGGAGATCATTACGCGCACCTATCGCATCGACTCCATTACGCCCAGCGAAGACGGCTACGAAATCGAAGCCGTGCATTCGCCGCTCCTGTCGGATGGCACCCTTCAGCTTTACGCTGAGTGGAACGATGACAATTACTGGGTGGAGACCTGAGCATGGCCGCACTACCTGCGCTGACGCCAACGGCGATGGACTTCACAGCACCGGAGTTCCCGGTCAAGTCCAATACTTCGCTGAGCGGCGTCGTGTCCCGCCGCATCTTCGGCAATCGTGGATCGCGATCCACTTTGCAGCTCAATTTTGACAACATCGCCGATTCTTCCGCTGTTGAGTTTCTTAATGCTTGGAACGCATCACGCGGCCAACTGAATGCCGTGACGGTGCCAAGTCAGGTATTTGATGGCGCCGATGCCACGCTGACCGCGTACGTTTCGGATGGCGGCGACGGGCTGATTTGGCACTTTGCGGAACCGCCGCAAGTGCAACGAATTAAGCCCGGAATCAGCAGTGTTCGGGTAAGACTGGAAGCCACCCGCGACGCTTAGCTAGGCTGGTTGTAGCTTGGTGTGATCAGTGGCTGTCCTTACTGGTAAAAACGGCGCCCTCAATTGGAACGGCGCCACTGTCGGCAAGGTGCGGTCGTGGTCCATGTCGATCAACAAGGATCCACTGGAAACCACCACGCTTGGAGTGCATGACCGAACCTACGTGCCAGGGATGCGCGGCTCCACTGGTACAGCTGAGTTGATGTATGACCCATCGGAAGGTCAGGCGACGGCGCTGCTGAACAGCATCCTCGGCGATGGCGACGATGTTTCGGGCTCGGTGAGTTTTGTCTTGGATACCGCTGGAGGCAAAAGCCTGAGCTGCTCGGCATTCCTAACCAGCGTGTCGCCAAGCGTCAGCGTTGGTGCAATCCAAGTTTGTTCCGTGTCGTTCCAAGTTTCTGGTTCCATCAGCGGCGGCTTCTAAGTCATGGCAGTTCTTGGCGTTGAAGGCTATGTGCGCTTCCGCCGAGAAGCGCCCGCGCCGATTGTTGTTCCAGTGTCGGCACTGCGGTCTGACACTGACACACTGCAAGTCAGCAGCACCGAATTTTGGAACGGCGACGAGGTTTATCTTGTAGCCCCAGAAGGGCTTCCGCTGTCTGCCGATGCCCTGCCCAGCGGCGTCGGTTGTTACTTCGGCTCCACGTGGGACTTGGGATCTAACAGGACGCACGTTACAGACGAAACTGATGAGTATTACGTCAGCGATGACGACACGGTTTATTTCTACAATCGTGGCACGCCAGTCAACAGCGGCACGTATTTCATTTACAGAGATCAACTTGGAAGGCTAAGCCTTTACTCCACTCGCGCGGCTGCACTTGCTGGTGGCGCTGCTGATCGAGTTGACCTGAAACAGCTTGATTTTCAGTACATGCTGATTGCGCCAGCTGGCACCGAAGAGTACAACAACGCCCTAGCGGAATGCCTTGCAGCAAATGGTGACTACAGGTTTTCGGACATCCGAGATGAATCCACGCTTGCCAGTATCTGCGACTACGCACCGGACTACTTGCAGCCTACCGCCGGCACTGCCGAGTACGACGACGCGGAGATTGAACCGCGCCGCTGGGTTGGCGGCTTCCCTTGGATCATCCAAGGCGAACTTCGGGAATGGAGTATTGAGCTGAACGCCGAGAACGTTGACACGACTGCTGTTGGTCAAAAGTTCGGCGAGAGCGTCAAATCAGTTGTCAGCGGCGGTGGTTCGTTTGACTTTCTTGTTGAGCGCCGCACTGATGAAAGCAAGTACGACTCCACCTCACTGATGCAACTACTGCTTCTAACCGAGCGCGGAGCAAAAGCTGAAGCCGAGTTCTTTATGATTACAGATCGCGTTGATACTAGCAACCAACTGGCGCCGGGTGATTTGTATTACAGTTGCGAGCTGTTGGTAACAAATACTGCGATCAACACTCGCGCTACAGAAGCAATCGTCGGCACTGCACGCTTCGTGACCACCGGCCCGATCGAACTCAAAATGGGCGTGTAAACTGCAGACAAGTGTAGGTGTAAATCGTGGCGGCCATCCTGCTTCCCGGCGAAACGGGATCCATCAACGACCTGAACATCACTCAGGCCGGCTTCCGCGAACAGATCGCCGCCATCGCTACTGCTGCCCGTCGCTATGTGGGTGGCACTGCGCAAGGCGTTACCACCACCTGCCTCTACGTTGACCCCGAGATCGGCACTGACGACTGGGTCGAAGGCACTGCCGACGCAACGGCTGTCCCGCCGCTGACCAACCAGCAGATCACCGCTGGCTACAGCAAAAGCGCTCCGTTCAAGACGCTGCAGCGTGCACTGATCGAAGCTGCTCGCCTATCCATCGTTTCGGGCAGCGGCAACGACCTGTACGACCGCGTGGTGATTCGCGTGTCGCCCGGCGAGCACATCATCGACAATGCACCGGCTGGCGCTGAAACCGTCAGCTCTTGGGGCAGCTCCTTTTCGCCGACCGCCGAAAACCTTCGTGCCTTCAACGGCAGCGGCATTGGCGTGATCCTGCCGCGTGGCGTCAGCATCGTCGGTGAAGACCTGCGGAAATCTGTCATCCGCCCGAGCACGGTCCCTGCTGCCAACCTCAATCCTTCCACTGCCCGTGGTGCCATCTTCAAGGCCACTGGCGGTAGCTTCTTCTTCAACTTCACCTTCAAGGATGCGATTGGCGTTACCACTTCGCACCATCTGCTGTCGGCATTTGAATTCTGCGCCGAGGCAGAACTGAGCGCTTTCTACGCCAAGGTCGCTACAGCCTTTGGGCTGAATCCTGCTGATGTCGAGCTGATCAACCCTGGCGAGACACAGATCACCACTGTCTACCCGGATGGTGCAGCCACTTCTGACGTTGACTCCACACGCGGCAGCTCGCCGTATGTTTTCAACTGCTCGCTGCGTTCCGACTACGGAATGTGCGGCATGTTCCTTGATGGCAGCAAAGTAACAGGCTTCAAGAGCATGGTGGTGGCGCAGTTCACCAACGTATCCCTGCAGAAAGACATGAATGCATGGGAGATCTACGGAAGCGGGAGCTGGAACGTCCCTGCAAATTACGCTGCCTACATTGCTTCTGACATCAACAACGTCCGCTATCGCATTGCGGGCAACCTTAATCACACCACCGGTTGCTACGACACTGACTACCGCAGTTTCGGCTTCAAGTGCATCAACAACTCCATCCTGCAGGAAGTTAGTTGCTTCGTTATTGGTGATGCCGTTCACCACTGGACTGCCAGCGGCGGTGAATGCACCATCACCAACTCCAACTCAAACTTTGGCCTTACGGCACTGCTGTCATCTGGCTTCCGGGGTATCGGAACTGATGGTGGCGCATTTGACCAGGACAAGGGATTCTTGGTGAAAGCTGTTCGTCGTGCTCTCAAAGTACGTACTGACGGCAGCAACATCAGGCAAATCACAATTGGCACTGTTGCTGGTTACAACAGCACTACTGGCGTGTTGACACTTGACACGGCCTTTGATCCCAACCTCACCTTTGGCCGTTACGGCTACAGCCTCAAGCAAGACGACTACATCTGGATTGAGAACCGTAGCCGCGACACCGGCCCCGGCTTCGTGCCCGGCGACAAGAACGCCTCTACTGCCATTGACGTGAGGGCAAAGCTTGCTGCGACGCCGTGGGATGAAGGTTCGCCCACGCTGATCAACGTCAACTCCAGCGGCGACCTTGCAATCAACAACATCACCACGATGGATCCGGCAGTGCTTGTCGGCAACCGTGTTTACATTCGTCGCCTTGTTGACACACGCACTCCCAGCGAGCGCAAGTATTCAATCATCGTCGAAAACAGCAATCCCACTGCAACTCGCCGTCCAGTTGGCAACTTTGTCGCTCGCCTTGGCTCTCGTAGCGGCACCTCCACTCAGCTCGACCCGACAAATGGCGCAGGCCAAGTGTTCTTGGTCAGCGAGTCGTCTGTAGACAACACAGGCGGCAGCGTGTCATCCAGTCGCTACAACGTTGTCTTGCGCCCTGGCGATTCGGCGACAAGCTTCACTGCTGGCGCTTACTACCGCGTTGGCACGCCTGCGCTCAATTCCAATCGCATCTATCGCGCCAAACGCAACGATTCCTTTGATTCCTTCTCCAACGACGAGTGGGAACCGACTTTGCCGATGCTCACCAACGAGCGCGGCATTGAAGCGCTCCGCATTGCCATTGCTCCCGAGGTGCTGATTGATAAAGATTTGTCCAACGATCCAGATAGCACTGACCTTGGGGTTGATCAAACGACAGACACTGACATCCTCCAGCAAGTCAGAACCGCCACGGACTATCGCGGCATTGCTGATTTCATGCTCGCCGTGGGTTACAGCGCAAGTGATGTTAATTCTGTGCTGAGCCTACAAGAACTTGCTGCACGCGATTGGGATCCTTCAGCGCTGAGCAGTCCTGCACCAAGCGGCAAGTTGAGCGCTCGTGCATTCTGGCCGATGGAGTTTAACCGTCCCAGTTTGATCCGAGCCTTCGGTCAAGCCTACGAGTGGGCCGGTCAAGGTAACTACTCCAAGGCAATGCCGAAATATCAAGTGACGGCATTGAGCGATCAGCACAAGATCGACTACTTCGCCGTCAACCACATGGGCGGCAGGGTTTACAACACCGGCTTCAACGAGGACGGCCTGATCGTTCAAGGCGACACGATCAACGACCTCGGCACCAACACAGTCGTTACCACTGAAACAGCCGGCCTTGGCGCACTTGGTGGTGACCCTGACTTCCCGGTGGTGCCGACCAGCTTTGACACGCTGACTGTCACCGACGAATTCAACGCACTGCAGCAAGCGACGTTCAACAACCTGACAATCAATGGCACCATTGATGGTGCGCCGACGTTTGCGCCGAACGTGTTGCCGGTAGCAAGCGCCGCGACGCAAGGCATTATTGAACTGGCCACTGCTGCTGAAGTGGCAGCGCTGGAGGACATCAACAAAGCCGTCACGCCAGCCACGCTTGGTGATCTGCGTGGCGCTGCTGATGGCTTGGCGTCACTGGACGGCTCTGGCACCGTGCCCACAAGCGAGCTGCCTTCCATCCCGGAAGCAAAACTGCCCGCCGCATCCACTACGCAGAAAGGCATCATTGAGATTGCCACCAACACCGAGGCCGGTGCCTATAGCGACACCACCCGAGCACTGGTGCCAAGCAACCTCGGCGCACTTCGAGCTGCAGCCAATGGCTTGGCCACCCTGGATGGCAGTGCGCTATTGCCAACGGATCAACTTCCGACGATCCCGCTTGCCAATATTCCCACGCTGACCAACGCCAAGCTGCCTGTACTGGAGCTGGCAAAGCTGCCGACCATCCCAGCCAACAAACTGCTCACCACGCCTGTTGCCTGGACCAGTGGCACCACCAACTTCGACCTGAGCGCTAATTTCACTTTCACGCACACTGGAACTGCTACCAGCCTCGCCCTCGGCACACCTGTCACTGCTGGCTATGTTGGCACGTCGGGTTTCATCTACGTGACCAACGCAACCGGCGTGGCGCTCGTTGGCATTGACGATGCCTACTGGAAAGGCGCAGTCAACACTTGGGTGAATCCGACAAACAACACCACTGGCCTGACTGGCAACTTGATTATCGGTTACTACATTGCCGCTGCAAATGCAGTGGTCTATACCGCATCAATGGTGAGCTGACATGGCAGGTAATTCAGTCCCCGTATTTTTTGGTGCTAAAGCACGTACAAAGAAACCGCCTGGCCTTGACGTGACAAGTATTACTGACCTGTCTGGCTCGATGCGTTCATACGCAGCTTTTATTTCATCCATTTCTACATTTCAAGCGCTAGAAACTGCACTTGTCGCTCAAGGAGTTGGTGTTGTTTCTTCTAATCGCTATAGCTTTGCAACTGCCGGCAGCGGTGCAGGTGACGAAACATTGGCGCAGATAGAGCGATTTGCAACCGTAAACGGAGTAGTCCAAAGATGGGCTCCAGGAGTAAATATCTTAAACGGCACTGCCATTACGCCGACTTACACAGTCGGCCCAAATCTGGAAAACATGGGGAGTGCATCTAATCTGATTACGGCTAACAATAGAGATTATTTGCTAGGCAATGAACGCATCATCATCGCTGGATCTGACGAACAAAGCTATGGAGCAGCGTTTACTGTAAGCCCGACATATCCGCACCGCTATGTGGGGGTACACGAGGTAATACTCAGCGTGACTGAACCGGCCGGGCCAAACCCTGTACCGGCTGGTACTTTGATTGGTTTTGTCTATACCACCGCAACAACAGGCGCGGCAATTTACAACGACAATGGTACGTTAAATTACCGCCTTGCAGTGCCCGTGGCGAACATGACAGCAACTGCTACAGGTGGCACTAGGCAAGACAACGTTGACCACGCAGAGACAACAAACGGCGCTATTTACGATATCAATATTGATTTTGGACTGCTCGGCGAATCACTAGGGACCGTCTTGGGCCAATACCTGTACGACATCAGCTAATCGCTAGACTGCAAACACCGGCCCATGACCGGCATCCATCGGCTCCATAGCCATGTCCCTACAGATAGAACTCAAGAAGAGCGCTGTCTCGCAGAAGCAGCCCTTTCCGAGTGACCTTGCCCTCGGCGAGATCGCACTAAACTACAACGCTGACGGTCCGTTCTTGACGTGCAAGGACACTGCCGGCAATATCCGCAAAATCACTGGCGTGTGGGTGGGAGCAAGCGCTCCAAGTTCCCCAACGGCTGGCGATCCCTGGCTCGATACAACGAGCACGCCTGTCCTCAAAATTTACAACGGCTCTACCTGGGTGAGCGCCGTCTCGGTGTCGCCCGCGACCACGAGCGCCTACGGCACCGTCAGGCTCGCTACTACCGCTGATGTCACCAACGGCACGGCTGGGAAAGTCGTTGATGCAGCACAGCTAGCAAGCCGCGTTACAACTGACATTGCATCTGCACTCGCTGCTGATCCTTTTGTCGTGCCGACGCTGAGCGTCACAGGCAATGCAACCGTCACCGGAGACTTGACGGTCAATGGTACGCAAGTCGTCATCAACACGCAGACGCTTGATGTTGAAGATCGCAATATTGTTCTCGGCAATGTCGGCAGCCCAACAGATACCACTGCCAACACTGGCGGCATCACCCTGAAAGGCGCCACGGACAAAACCTTCTCCTGGCTCGACGCAACGGATAGTTGGACTAGCAGCGAGAACGTCGATCTTGCCAGCGGCAAAAGCTACCGCATCAACGGCACGGAGGTGCTGAGCAGCACCGCTCTCGGCAGTGGCGTCACCGGCTCCAGCCTCACTAGCGTTGGCACCATCGGCACTGGCGTGTGGGAAGGCAGTGCCATTGTTGATACCTATCTCGCCACGATCAGCACTGCAGGCAAAGTCAGCAATAGCGCCACCACTGCTACTGACGCCAATACAGCAAGTGCCATTGTCGCCCGCGACAGCTCTGGTGATTTCAGCGCTGGCACGATCACCGCAACGCTGTCTGGCAACGCTGCCACTGCCACCAAGCTCAGCAGCACCCGCACTTTTGCACTGACAGGTGATGTCACTGGCACGGTCGATAGCGATCTAACAAGCGGCGCCAGTATCACCGCAGCAATTGCTTCCGGCGTGATTGTCGATGCAGACGTAAATGCTAGTGCCGGCATTGCATTCAGCAAGCTTGCCAACGTCAGCGCCTCTGACAAGTTACTGGGACGCAGCAGCGCAGGCGCAGGCGCAATCGAAGAAATCACTTGCACTGCAGCCGGTCGTGATTTGCTTGATGACGCCGATGCTGCGGCTCAACGAAGCACGCTTGGACTTGTCATTGGCACGGATGTGCAAGCCTATGACGCCGACACCGCCAAGCTTGACACTGCGCAATCTTTCACCGCTCTACAGACATTCGACAGCGGCATCGCCAACGACGGTCCTTACACCGAGGACGTAACAGCAGTTGCTGCACTTGATGTTGACTGCTCTCTGGGCAATTACTTCACCAAAACAATCGCCGCAGATAGCACATTTACCTTCAGCAATCCACCTAGCTCTGGCCGTGCCTATGCTTTCACTCTGGAGATAACGCACACCAGCGGCGTCATTACTTGGCCTACATCAGTCAAGTGGCCTTACGATGCAACGCCAACATTGACAACCGGCAAAACCCATCTCTTTATGTTTGTCACTAAAGATGGCGGCACTCGCTGGCGTGGCGCTGCTCTTGTTGACTACGTGGATTGAGCCATGAGAAGCATTGCGCAAGGATTGATGGCCATGGCAGGCGGTCAAACCGCATCGCTTGGGCAAGTGGCGTTCACAACCGCAGGCAGCCATAGCTGGACTGTGCCGCTTGGTGTTAGAAGCATCTGCGCTGTTTGCGTTGGCGGCGGTGGTGGTGGCGCAGGTAATGATGGTACGTTTGAAATGGGTGGTGGAGGAGGTGGTCTTTCTTATAAAAATAATATCTCTGTGACGCCAGGAGAAACGCTGACGATCACCGTAGGCACTGGCGGTACTGGTGGAACTGGAGCGACGGGAACAGCCGGCGGAAATTCAACTATTGTGCAAGCCGCTGCAACTATTTTGCAGGCAAATGGTGGAGGCGGTGGTATTGGCGCAGCATCCGGAACACTAAACAATGGAGGCTCAGGCGGGGCAACCTTGGGCTATGACGGCGGCGGAGATGGTGGCGGGGCAGGGACAGCAACCTCCGACAGCAATGGTGGCGGTGGCGGCGGCGCGGGTGGATATTCGGGGAATGGCGGAACCGCAGGCACTGTTAGTGCCTCTCCAACGGCAGGATCAGGTGGCGGTGGTGGTGGTGGCCACTATGGGACATTGGCTGGAAATGATCGAAGAGGCGGTGGAGGCGGCGGCGTCGGCCTTTTAGGAGAGGGGGCAAGTGGTGCAGCGGCACCTGCAACCAACGAAGGAGGCGGCGGCGGATCTAGCGGCGCCGATGGAGCAAGCTCTGACACAGGCGGAAGCGGCGGTCTTTATGGCGGCGGCGGTGGTGGATCGCTGGTGGTAGGCGCCAATGGCGCAAGCGGCGCCGTACGCATCATTTGGGGCGCCGGCAGAGCATTCCCAGCCACAAATACCGCTGACGTGTGATCGCTAAGCTGACGAGGTAGGCCACCGCTGCCATGATTGAAGTCATCGCCGCAGTGGCCGGCGCATCTATCTCAGTCGCCGCGATGGGCGCCATGGGATTCAGTAGGAAATCTGATGAGGCGCGAGATGCTGTTATACGCTTGACTTCGGCTGTTGAACACATAGCCTCACAACTGGAGGTGTTGCACGCAGACATGAAGGACGGCCACAAGGAAACATTCGCCCGCCTTGGTAGCGTTGAGCAGCGCGTGTCTAAGCTAGAAGCAAAGCCCTAGGAGCTATGGACACCATGAGCCCTGAAACCCTCGCGATTATCGCCATCATCGTCGGCGCCGGCTCTGAAATCATCACGCTGCTGCCGATCAAGGAAAACAGCTGGGTGCAGCTGGTGGTCAAAGCACTCAAGGTGGTATTCCCAAAGAAGTGACATGGTTGGTTCGCTTCGGCGATCCGACCTGGCAGCAGCAGTTGCAGCAGTGGGCGCGGGACTTCAGGTTTCGCGCCACGCTTGCGCCACGCCTTGACCGCGAGGAGGAGAAGTGGCACGCTGGGCAGCCGCAGCAGCCGGAGCCTGTTGTCACGCATCACGCAGTTGACGACACGCTGCAAACCGGTGACAGTCGCTTGTTGGGCGGCGCAATGGAAATCAAAGCACCCTGGGTGAATGACGATTCAACTCCGTAACGCAGCCAAGCACCATAAGGAGTTGCCGCATCAGATGGCAGCTTGGGATTGGCTGCAAGAGCAGCTCAGTGCTGAGGTGCTAGAGCAATTCGCGGAGATGTATCGCGCGGATCCGCTGCCGAAGCAGCCGCTGCCGCCGGCATGGCTTGAACCGACACTGGCGATTATCAAAAAGTGGGAAGGTTGCAGGCTTGAGGCCTATCGTTGCCCTGCTGGCGTACCGACCATCGGCTATGGCGCCACGCGGCTGATCGACAAGCCCGTGCGCATGGGCGACACCATCACGCAGCAAATGGCGGATGATCTGCTGCTGAATGAAGTGGAGCACCTGTTCGCGCCGGGACTGTTTGCGCTGCTGCCAATGGCGAAGCAATGGCGGCCGAATCAGATCGCAGCGCTGATCAGCTGGGCATATAACGTCGGACTCGGCGCGGTTGAAGAATCCACGCTGCGGAAGCGGCTACTGGCCGGTGAGGATCGCGCCAAGGTGGTGATCGAGGAGCTGCCCCGGTGGAATAAAGCTGATGGCAAGGTGCTGGAAGGCTTGGTGAACCGCCGCAAGGATGAGGTACGGTTGTTCACCGGTGGGCAGCCAATTCAGCAAGAGCCAGCAAAGCTGAGCCCATCATCGCCGTTTTCAGCGCGGTTGACCCCGCACATCACGCTGGGTGAATTTGCGCTTGGCCAGGAAGTGCGTCGATTTGAGCATCAGCACCAAGTAGACACTGCAGCTGAGCTGGCTGCATTCATGGAGCGTGCGCGGGCGCGTTTCGGCGGCAAGCCTGTGATCATCACCAGTGGCTACAGGCCAGCAGCAATCAACCGCTCAGTCGGCGGCGCCAGCGGCAGTGAGCACCTGTACAACGCGCCCGGTGTTGGCGCGGCGGATTGGTACATCCAAGGCGCTGATATCTACAAGGTGCAGGAGTGGTGCGATAAGGAATGGCCGTACAGCTTGGGCTACGGCGCACCAAAGGGTTTTGTGCATCTTGGAATCCGCAAAGGGCGGCCTAGAGTGCGTTGGGACTATTGACGCCTAGCCTGTGCTCCTCCCTGACCATGAAATCCGCCGTCTCTGCAAGCAACAGCAGATGGTGTCGCCATACAATGAAGAACTGCTCAATCCGGCCAGTATCGATGTAACACTCGGCGGTTACATCATGGTTGAAGTGCCCGAAACACCGGAGCTGCAGCGCGTCTGCATTGAGGGCTACACGCAAGCGGAGCCATACATGGTGGAACCCGGTGCATTCTTTCTTGCCGAGACGCGCGAAATCTTCAACTTGCCTGATCACGTCGGTGCACAGTTTGTACTAAAGTCAAGCCGTGCGCGGGAAGGTTTCGATCACGCAGAGGCCGGATGGTGTGACCCTGGCTGGAATGGCAGCCGGCTAACAATGGAACTGCGCAATCAGCGTCAATGGCACGCATTACCAATCTGGCCTGATATGAAAATTGGGCAGCTTAAATTCATCCTTGTCAGTGGAATGCCGGAACGCAGCTATGCAGTCACTGGTCGCTACAACGGTGATCTAGGCGTCACTAGCAGCAAGGGTTGAATACACCTCACAAGCTCGGTCGTACTGCCACCGGGCTTGCCATTCTTGGCGGTGTTCCTTCACCATTCCTGCATAAGTAACGCGCCAAATGATACCGTCCGCTGTGTTGATTTGCTCTAACGTGGGTGCATTGTTTGCGGTCATCGTATGTCGTGGGGTGAGTGGATGGTGGTCAACATGTCAATAGAAGAGCAGCTGGCGCTAGAAACCCAAGCGCGGGCTGCCCTTCATCATCATGACCCCGCTGCAGTTGGCCGCCTATGTGCTGCGTTGATTAAACAGAACGCCATGCAGGCGCAGCTGATCAGGCAGGCAACTGGGCATATTGCGAAGTTAGAGATGGAGCAGTTCTTATCCGAAGCGCAAGCTTCCGTTGCGCCACCGTGCACCGCTGACGGATCCGTTCGCGGCTGACGCCTTGCTCGCGGCCGATTGCGGCATAGCTGCGTGGTTCATTGCCGTTCAAGCCATAGAACATCTCAAGGGACTGGCGTTCCTCCGGCGTCAGCTGAAAAAAAACCAGCTGCAGCTGTTCGGCGTATTCATCGCTGATCATTTCATCGGGCAGCTCAGCGGCGATCATCTCGATCAACGGTGAGCCATCATCCGTGGCAAGTTCGTCCAAGCTGCGGTGTGGTGTGTTGCGCTCTAGCAATATGCGCAGCTCAGCCACTGTGATATCCAGCGCCTCGGCAGTCTCTTGCAGCGTTGGATTCTTGCCATGCTGTTGGTGGTATTCGCGCTGAAATTTGACCGCTTTGTAGGCACGCTCTAGTGAATGCTGCGGTACACGGATCAGCCGTTCCTTGGTGTCGATTGCGCGGTTGATGGATTGACGGATCCACCAGTAGGCGTAAGTGCTGAACTTATATCCCTTGCTGCCATCGAACATCTCCGCAGCGCGGTGGAGTCCTAATGCACCTTCTTGCACGAGATCCATGAATTCAAGACCGCCATTACGCAGCCGACTGATGTAACGCTTGGCGATGTGCACCACTAGCCGTAGGTTGGAGCTGATGATCGTATCCCGCGCACGCAGGCCGATCTTGATCTGCCGCAGTTCCGCCTTGGTGCGTTCACCTTCAGCGGCTTGCAGCTCCAGTGCACGCTTCACCTGGCGCGACAGCTGGATTTCCTGCTCAGTGGTCAGCAACGGAAATCGCGCCGCTTCATTCAGGTACTGCTTGACGGAATCGTTCATGATCAAATGATGGTGCGGGTGTTGTGATTTGGGTCGGATTCATCAAGATGACACTCTGGGCCAAAGCCGGTTGCAACATGTTCAGCTGTCAAGCCGTCGCTCGCTTTACTGGCTTCGCGGTCGGCATCCATCTGCTCCATGCTGGCAAGCCAGCTGCGTAGTGCATCACCGGTGGGCGTCTTGGGCGGCCACGCGGCAAACCTTAGAACAGACTTGCGATCACGGCAATGGATTGATGCGTTTGGTTTCCAGCAGATGAACCAGCGGCCATTCCAATCGCGGCTGGTTTCAATGCGGAGCCCATTGGCTTGGAATGCATCGCGTTTCATTCAACATGGCTCCATGACTTG